GGTCAATACTTGAGTGCTCTACTGCCAGTGATCAAGAAATTATTGAGATACTTAAGGGTCAAAAGATTATTAGTTTCTTTGGGAATATCATGGGTTATGACGGGTGCACGATTGACGGCCATGCCAGAAACATTGCCTATAATGAAAGAATAGGCTTGACAGGCTCCCTCTATATTGGTAAAAAAGAATACAAGGCGTTACAAGAAGAGTACGTCAAGGCCGCAAGTATGCGAACTACTAATGGTAGAAACCTCAAGGCGTTTGAAATGCAAGCAGTGGTATGGGTAGTATGGAGACGCATCCATAATATAACTTAAATAAATTAACTTAAAAGGATAAAGACAATGATAATATTTCCATATAGATCAAAAAAAGAAATGAAAGAGATGATTGGCACACGACTAAGAGTAGTTGAAACAAGTGTTTTCGGTAGTCAGTATATCCCTAATGGCACAATGACGGGTGCCAATAGACCACACATAACTAATATGGGTAGGGAATTTTTCGCACAGGTAACCGTTAAAGATGGCATCATAACAAAGGTAGAATAAAATGACTGAGGTAAATAATATGTCAAAAGAAAGTAACATCATGCTACAGTTAAAGTCTATACTGTGGCATGCCCAGAGTATGGATCGCAGTGAAATAAGTGATCCAACTTATTACACGAATGGTAACAAAGAAAAGGATCAAAGGCTGATGCGTGACATGAAGGACGCATTTAAAAAAGATCTTGATAAACTTTAATAAAGGAATAAACCTATGTTTTTAATTACGATTGTAGAAAAAAATGGTGAGTTCGAATATACACACCACATGTTAGTACCAACATTAGAAGGCACCAGTAACAAAGAATTAATATCGCAGTTTTACGGGGATGATGATGTCGATGAAGAGTTCCAGGTAGGGGGTTATTATTGGGTATGGGGTGAGTTATTAGCCCGTGTTAAGAGTACCCAGACCCTGACGGATGATGAAGCAGTAACACTTATTAAATTTTTATAGAGGATTACGACTAATGAGAGAGAGCTTTACAGCAGACAGTAAAATTAAAATCATAGACTGTGCACGGGATGTAGTCTACAACGTATCTACCATGACAGGTGTATATGAAAGTAACGTACAGCGTGAACTTGAGAATAATTTAGTGGCCTTAATTGAGGCCGTCATAGATGACAGAATAGGAGTACTGCACGATGACAAATAAGAATATGGAACTAAGGATAGAAGTAAAAAATATTTATGGTAGGGAAATGATTTATCCTGCCTGTGAAAAGTCAAAGCTATTTGCCCTACTAGCAGGAAATCGTACACTAACTACTGATGTACTTGCAATAATAAAACAATTGGGTTATAGTCTTACAAAGGATTAATTAACCCTGTAAAAAGTTAGACCAACACAAAGGTAGAATAAAATGTCATTCGAATCAAACATTAAAAGCACTAAGAAAACAGACGGAAAAACTCAATACTTCTTCGGAATATACCAAGGGGAAATAGTCTGGTTAACCGAGGCATCATGGGACTGTGACTGGTACTGGGGTTTTGGTTATATCGGAAACCGCAATTGCCACCATCATTTTGACAGTATGTTTAAAGATGTTCCATTTTATGATGATGAAAGCAACCTAGCCGAAAAGGGTGACTTTGTAGCACCACACTTGACACAAACTGAGCGTTGGAAACTAGCAGACCTTTTCAAGTCATTCTATACGCTTAACGAAGCGGCGGCGGTGGTGGCTCATGGCGGCTCTCATCTCTCATACATTGAAAGCTTCGACACTAGCGAGGCGATGGCCTGTGAGATTAACAAGCTTATGTTACCTGCAATATTCAAAGAGATTTACGCAATACTAACACCAAAGGAAAAATAATATGAACTATGTGCCATTAACTACAATAGACATTGTTAGTGCTGTTGTGCTAGCCATCGTATTAACTTTTATACTTTACAAAATAATTGATTAACCCTAATAGGATAAAATAATATGAAGTATCAACCAACACTTAACATCTGGAATAGGCAGATACAAGATGATGTACTATCAGGTAAGCTTAAATTACAGCGTGGTCAGTGGCTACGCTGTGGTGACAGTGTGAAGCCTTGCAGGTATGTCGGTGTAAATATCGGACGTTCTATTGACGTAGTACACTGGCAAGGAAGCCCTGAGGAAACTAATGCTTTATTCATTAGACGTGCATCAAAATGAATATACCACTATTAATTGCCATCCTGATTGGCTCAATGAATTATGCAACCATTTGTTATTAAAGGATAATTAAAATGAACATCAAAGAATACACAGTCGAAGAATTAATAAACATAAAAGAAAATGCTTTATCAAGTGCCAGAACTACAGCCCTCCAGTACTTGGAGGAGAATGGAGAAGATCCGTACTGTGGTTTCGCATGGGTTAATATCTATGGAATAAAGGGCAGTACAACCCTGGGTAGACGTATGAAAAAGGCAGGATTTGAAAAAGATTATTCGGGTGCATACTCTATCTGGAACCCTAGTGGATTGGGCACACAGTCCATGAATGTGAAAGAAGCAGGTGCACAGGCGGCCGCTAAAGTTTTTCAGGAAGCAAACTTTAAATGTTATGCAGGTTCAAGGGCAGATTAGGAGAATATAATATGAGTGCAATTAAAAATTGGATTATGGATATGGAAGAAGACCTAGAGGATGGCTTCACCAGAGAACAGATGGAAGAAAAGCATGGGTATGATGGTGCCTATAGGTATGATTGCTACCATGGGTATGAAACTTTAAACAACAGGAGAATTACTAATGAAGATAGATATTGAAAAGTATATTCGAGGCCAACAGATCAAGGAGATCATTAAGAATTACTACAAGGATACCGATGTAGTAGTTACCTTTGAGGATGACGAGTACATAAGCATTACTAAGGGTACATATGGTGTCTTGGTTTCTTTAAAAGATTGGGTGTCGTGGAAGATAGACCGTAATCTTATACAGAATGTACTTCCTGACATGAGCCTGGATCAAAGAGAGTTTCTAATTTCAGGCATGACACCGACTGACTGGCTCACATACCAACTGACTGGAGTGTGACATTTATAACACAGTGTGACATTTATAACACAGTGTGACATTTATAACACAGTGATATATTAATCACAATCTAAATTAAAATGAACGTCAGTGTAAATTAAGTATTTACTTTGATAAAGATTTATGATATAGATACCTATATAGTTTACCCTTAAGAAGAAAGACATTAAAGTTAATCAGTCTTAAGGGTACACCCTAAGGTAATAAAGGATAAGATGATGACTAATGAACATGAGCATGAAGAAGACTACCTACAGGAACTACTAAAAGAGTATGGTATAGAAGAGATGTTATCTAAGAATGATACCCTTGAAGATACTATACTACCACCACAGGATGAACTACCCGAATGGTTGAAGGACTAATAATCCTCGTAGATTTCATGATTATAACTTTTAAGGAGCACTACTAATGAGCAAACAAGAATTAATAGAAGATAATATTGCACTACCTATCATGTGGGCATCGACTGCTGATGTAAGCCATGATAACGATGTTGAAATGAATAACTATATCGACTGTACAGAGACGTTGACGTTGAGTGTATTGAAATGCCCAGTTGATATTGGCTTTGACTTTGTTATGGTTACTGACCCTGACAAACCGTACACACAACGGACAGGGTGGATGGTGATGTCGGATGTAGAGGAGTGGAATGAGGAGAACTTAAGTGACTAAGGTATATGAAGTAACAAGAAGCTACACAACGTGTGAAGTACATCTTGTTGAAGCTAACAACGAAGAAGAAGCAAAAAAGAAAGTGGTTGTACTAGGACAGTACACTACGCAAAAGAGTTATGATGGTGATTACGATGACCTGGTGACCGTTTCGGAAGTAACAGACAGTTTTGATACCTATGAGTATTGTGAGGAGTGCAACTGCATCCTACGTTGGAATGAGGCTGAGACTTTATGTAAATCATGCGAAGAAAGAAAGGAAGAAGGATAGTGGGAACACTTGTAGATGAACAGATGCCGTGCCCTATGTGCCCTAGTAGTGATGCCTACTACACCTATGAAGAGGATGATGGCAACATCGTAGGTCACTGCTACTCATGTAATAATACTAATAAAGTATCGGGTGACTACGTGCCTGAGAAAGGAACTAAGATGACTCAAAAGAAAGAACGAACCATGTTGTGTGGCACACCAGAGGACTTACCCTCACGTAGGCTGACCATAGATACTTGTAAGAAGTTTGATATTGGTATTGGTAATGTCGATGGCAAGAGGTATGAAACCTTTGGTTACTATCGTGATGGACTTAAGGTTATGTCTAAGGTGCGTGGCCCTAATAAATGCTTCAACCCTCGTGAGGATCCAAGGTGTGGCCCAACAGGTGAGACTAATGCGGCAGTACTCTTTGGTATGCAATCCTTCAAGCCTAACCCTAACAAGAGTATCACCATTACAGAGGGAGAGTATGATGCGGCATCCTACTACCAGATGACTACCTTCCCTGCTGTATCTGTACGATCAAGTGGACAGGCACTCAAGGATGTTGAGGCTAACTATGAATGGCTCAATGGATGGAAAGAAGTGGTGATATGCTTTGATAGTGATGAACCTGGAAGGAAGGCTGCCCGTCTGATAGCATCTAAGTTCCCAGGTAAGTGTCGTGTCATGAAGATGACTTCACACAAGGATGCTAGTGATTATCTTGTCGCAGGGCACATCGAAAAGTTTAAGCAGGAATGGTTCGAAGCTCAGGCAATTAAGGTAGATGGCATGATTACAGGGGTATCATCCATCATGAAGTTAGCCATGAAGAAACCACAGAAGGGCATCTCTACAGTATGGGATGGTCTGACTAGTATAACCAGAGGTGTAAGGCTTCAAGAGGTGTGGACTATTGGTGGTGGTACAGGACTTGGTAAGTCTGAGACACTGAAGGAATTTCTGTTTGATATCATGAAGGTACACAAGCTTAAGACAGGTAGTATAATGCTAGAAGAAAGTAGTGAGCGTACTGTTCAGTGCTACCTTGGTAAGGAACTTAACAAGAGATACTACTTGGAGGACGTTGAGTTTCCAAGTGATGCTGAGCTGATGGATGCGGCCACAACCCTTGCACCCTACATGACTATCGCAGACAGGTGTAAGTCTGAGTGGTCTGAGGTCAAGTCTAAGATTGAGTACATGGTTAATGCACTAGGTATTCAGTACATATGTATTGATCACCTGACTGCAATAGCAGAGGGTAAGTCTACTGATGTAAACAGTACACTACACAAGATCCTTGAAGACTTGAACCACATGGCTGTCGCACTTAATTGTACGTTCTTCTGTGTTAGTCATCTTAATCAGGCCGCAAACAAAAACTACACTGAGGGAGCACATGTATCCTTACGTGACTTCTATGGTAGTGGTGCCATCATGCAACGCAGTAACTTTGTATTCGGATTTGAGGGTGACCTTGAGGGTGAGAAGATACCAAAGAATACTCGTATCATGCGATGCCTTAAGGATCGTAATGCAGGTGATGGTGGTGGTAAGAAAGTCTTACTCAAGTATGACATTGAAACAGGTAGACTCAATGAGTTTGAAGCAGAGAGTGATGAGGAGATAGAAGATGAATGATCTAGATGAGGGTTGCATCTGTGGTGAGGAGCATCGTATATGGGTTCCTTACGGTGATGGCCCGACTGATGAGGAGTTTGAAGCGATGACTGAAGAGGAGTACTCTGTTCACTGGGATAAACGACCTTGGTACTGTGCATCTTGTGGCTATGATGTAACACATCTTATAAGAAAGGAATGATCATGAGGAAAGTAATATATGATATCGAAGCTAACAGCCTTACACCTACTAGGATCTGGTGTGTTGTAGCTAAGGATATTAACACTGATGAAGTGTTTACTTTCTTAGAGGATGACAAGGATAAGTTTGTTAAATTTTGTTCTGAAGTTCAACAGTTTATAGGTCACAACATCCTTCAGTATGATAACTATTGGATGAATAAATTATGGGGTACTAACATTACAGTTGACCAGACACTTGACACTCTCGTGCTTTCTCGACTGCTTAACTCTTGTAAAGAAGTTAAGGGTAAGATTGAACTTAAACGTGCCAAGAACCAACACTCTCTTCAAGCATGGGGTGATGGACAGTGTGCCGATTGGTATGATAAAGAGTTTACTATAGAGGAGGAGAAGTTATCCCCCTCGTTTCCTGATCTAACTGACGCAGTTGACTACGCCATGAAGATAAACAATTCGGAGAACATGAAGGCATCTCTTCCTTATAACGAATGGAAGGACGATGAACTATCCCATTACCACGATTTGTCTAACTACTACTTGGAAGATCATGACAGACCTATGGAGTCCTGGGTGGTGCCTTATACAGTTTCTCGTAAGGAAGTTAGAAAGGTTAACCGATACTCAAAGATAGACTTTAATGAGTTTGATAAGTACACACCTGAGATGTTGGTCTATTGTAAGCAGGATGTTGAGCTAAACCATAGAGTGTACTGTGAACTTAAGAAAGAAAGTAAGGGCTTTTCTTATCAAAGCATCAGGCTTGAGCATGCCCTCCAGGATATTCTTTGTAATCAAATGCGTAATGGATTTAAGATAGACGTTCCCTCTGCTAAAAGATTATTAGATAAATGCTCCACTAAGTGTAAAGAACTAGAGCAACAGATGCAGAAAGACTTCCCACCCGTGGCTAAACTCAAGAAAACTTATACTCCAAGGTTTAATTCTGATGGAGTAACTCACAACATGGCATCCCTAGGACCTATGAAAACAGCCTATGGTTTTCAGTATAAGGGTGAAGCCTACAGTTATATAGATTGGGTTCCCTTTAATCTTAGCAGTCCAACACAGGTGGTAGAAAGACTGGAAGGACACTGGGATCCCAAGGAGAAGACAACTAAGGGTGCATACAAACTATCAGATAAGAACATTGCAACCATTAGAGATACTGCACCAGATAGTATCAAACAAATTAAACTATATCGTATGTACTCATCACGATGTAACGAACTTAAACAATGGATAGAAGGAGCAGAAGAACATGAAGATAGGAGACTTAGGGGACGTATTGTCCACATTGGTAGCTGGTCTGGTAGGGCTAGTCATTCTAAGCCTAACACTGCTAATATTTCTAGCGTGTCTATGCGTAAACTTAATGATGGATCAGGTAAGAAAGTTCCAGTCATGGGTGAAGAAGGTGGCTTTGGGTGGGAATGTCGATCCGTCTGGACAGTAGAAGAGGGTAATGTTCTTGTCGGTTGTGATGCATCGGGTATTCAACTACGAATACTTGCACACTACCTTAACAATCCAGTATATACTAAGGCTGTACTCAATGACATTCATGACTTCAATGCTAAGACACTGGGTGTTAGTCGTGATGATGCTAAGACATTCATCTACTCCTGGCTACTAGGTGCAGGAGTTGTTAAGACTTCTGAGATACTTAACTGTTCAGTTTCTGAGGCTGTCAAGAAGAGAGAGAAGTTTGTTAACCTGACCCCAGGACTTGGAGACTTCTTAAAGATTAAGACTTTGATGGCTGATCGTGGTTGGTACCTTGGTCTTGACGGACGTAAGGTCTACCTACCTAGTGATCACCTGGCACTGACAGCATACCTTCAGAATGGTGAGCATGTTATAATGGCACTGTCTAATATCTACTGGACTAAGTGGGCCAAGCAGAGAGACATACCGTTCAAGCAGTGTGGTTACATACATGATGAGTGGCAGGTTGAGACACCCACTAAGTATGCTGATACACTAGGCAACCTCATGAAACAATCGTTTCGAGTAGCAGGTGAGTATCTTAAACTTAACTGTCCATTAGATGGAGAATATAATGTTGGAAGAAACTGGGCAGAGACCCACTAAAAGGAGGATAAAGACAATGCCTAAGACTGTTAAGATTACAGATAGAATGATCCATTTACAATATGACTATGCGATAACTCCTATGGGTATTTACTTATCGGATGGGGCTTACTTAAGTCCCCAAGAATACTATGCAATGGATAATCAGATTTTCGACTGGGAGTATGTGGGTAAAAAATATAAAGATCACTACGGTTATGACGAGGAGACAGATGGAAGAAAAGCATGGAGAAGAAAGAGCCAAACGCAACTGTGATATCAATGGTTGTTTTTGAGAATATTAATACTTGACAGACTAATCAAGATGTGCTATAAGAGTTCATCATAAAGAGAACCATTACGGTTCATACATTTGGAGACTACACCATGACTAACGCTGAATATGTTTTACAAGAGCTACAAAAAGGACGTACAATAACAAGACGAGATATCTATAATGAGATTGGATACTTTAAAACTCCTACTGCAGTCAGTAGACTGAGAGCTGAAGGACACAACATAAAAGGTACGTCAGTTAAGTTTACTAATATTTTAGGAAATAAATGTAGATATCATTCTTATGTCCTTGAAGAAACATATGAGAGTAAAGATGAGGATACACTATTACAGAGTGATCTCTTTTCATCACAATAATTTATTAAACAGAGCCGCTAAGGTTCACATAACAGGAGACTATACTAATGGCCAACACACAAACATTCAAGACTTTAAAGCTAGATGGAGAAGCCCTCTACCTGAAGCCCTGGCAGAACCAACGGGGTGAACTCTATGGTCCAACTGATAGGGATCAGTATGAGGTTACACTTGTTAACCTTACAGAGGAATCAATGGCTGCAGCTAAGGCAGCAGGACGAGCACCTACTGTCTCTAGTCCTAACTCAAGTAAACACAACGCAGGTATCCTTGAGTACTACAAAATTACATCTCAATACCCTATTAAGTTTGCTGATTCACAGGGTAATCCTATTGAGGATGGAACTCATGTGGGTAACGGAAGTAAGATACGTGTCTACGTTGAGGTTCGTGAGATCAGTAAGGAGTATCAGAAGGGTAACACTCACAAGTTTTATGCTACTGCTGTTCAACTTATTAAACTGGTAGAGATGCCAGAAGATCCAAACTTTGTAGCCAGTGGTGGTGTACAGTTTGATAAGGTTGATAACGGGTACGTTACAACAGCACCAGAGGCTAATGGATTTACTGAAGTAAAGCCTGAGTTTGATACGATAAGTGATGATGAGATACCGTTTTAATGGCGGTCCAAAAAGACATTGAAACCCTGGTGGATGATATCTATGACATGTTTAGAACAGGCAAAGACTTCACCCCAGGGGACACGGCAGAGCTGGCCTCACGGTTAGCTCGTGCCATCACCAAGAAGTTTAAGATTAGGAAAGGTCCTGCACGTAGGGATAAGCTACGTCCCTCTAACATAGGCCAACCTGATAGGCTTCTGTACTTTAATGTCAAGGCTGATCCTATTGAGGATAAGTTTGCACCTGAGCAGTTGCTTAACTTTCTCTATGGTGATATCTGTGAGGAGCTTATGTTATGGTTAGCAGAACAATCAGGACATGAAGTAACTCATATGCAACATCCTGTTAATGGGTATGGTTTAAGGGGCTACATGGACTGTAGGATAGACGGTAAGAATGTTGATGCTAAGTCTGCTTTTGCCGCTAACTTTAAGAAGTTTAAGGATGGTTCGATCAAGGCACCAGGAAAGGATCCTTACGGTTACATTGCTCAACTGTCTTACTACGAACAGGTCCAAGGGGGTAGTGACACAGCATACTTTTTTGCCTTTAACAAGATTGGATCTTTGGCACTAACCGCTGTCAATCCTGTGGAACAGGTCAATGCTGAGGCAAGAGTTAAACACCTTACTGAAATACTTAAGAAGGATGAGCCACCCGAAGAGTTATGTTATGAGCCTGAGCCTGATGGTAAAGCAGGTAACATGAAGCTTGGTATCCACTGTAGTAGGTGTGATCACAAACGTAAGTGTCATCCTGACTTAAGAACTTTTGCCTACAAACCATGGAGGTATCTAACTCATGTTGAGAAGCTACCAAAGGTTGAAGAGGTTTTACCTATCGAAGAAGTTGAGCCAGCATGAAACACCACTGGAAAGGGCTGACACCTAACCCTAGTAAGTACTTTGGATTTACTTATGTTATCAATGAGTTACCTACCAGTAAGTACTACGTTGGTAAGAAACAGTTTTGGATATCTAGTGGTAAGGTTAAGAAGGGTAGCCTCAGGCCTAACAAGTCAGAGGCTACCTGGAACCCACTTCACTGGAAGGAATCTAATTGGGCTTCATATACAGGTTCATCTAAGGAATTGAATAAGTTAATTAAGTCTAACCCTAAGAACTTTAAGTACATTATTATCGGACAGTACACATGTAAGGCTGACTTAGTTTACGCAGAATGTAAAGCTCAGTTTGACTACGATGTTATGGTTGCAAGGGATAAGAGTGGTGATCGCCTTTCCTACAATAAACAAATTGCAGCTATTAGGTTTATCCCACCCTGGAAAGATAGAGAAGAGTTATGAGTACAAATAAACATAAGATAATGACTAAGTTGCACGATACTTCTGAGTTCAATGATGCAGTTAATCTTTTGATTACGATTGAGGATAATAAACTTATTATAGTTCCTTACGGAGGGACCTTTGACAACACACCTACTGAACAGGCTCGTGAAGTTTATCAGTTAGTTACATTACTTCTTCAAGTATTTGATGACTACGGTGGTGTTTCAGTTACAGATGATATGCTATCACAGCACATGAGTTCAAACATAAAACATTAAAGGATATAGAAATGGATAAACAAATTAAAATACTAACCTATGACATAGAGACAGCACCTAAGTTGGCCAATGTCTGGGATATCTGGAATCAAAACATCCCTCCAAGTATGATGATGGAGGATGGATACATTCTAAGTTGGGCAGCTAAGTGGCTTGATTCAGATGAGATCCTAAGTAACTCATTGATTGAACACGATAATAAGATTGAGAATGAGGGCAAGATGGTTAAAGAACTCTACGATCTTATGGAAGAGGCTGATGTCCTGGTGGGTTATAACTCTGATAAGTTTGACAGGAAGCATGTGAACACGGCATTCCTAAAGGCAGGGCTGACACCTCCCTCAACCAGTAAGTCTATTGATCTCTTCAAGGTTGTCAAGTCTAACTTTAAGTTTACTTCTAATAAACTAGACTTTGTTCTTGGCAAGCTTGGTATTAAACAAAAGCTAAACCACAGAGGGTTTGACTTATGGAAAGGTTGCATGGAGGGAGACATGGAGTGTTGGGCTGAGATGGTAGAGTACAATGAACAGGATGTTGAAGTGACTGAACTTCTTTACAAGAAGCTTCTACCCTGGATCAAGAACCACCCTTGTCGTAGCATGTACACGGATACTATAAACCTTAAACCTTCATGTAACAACTGCGGATCTACAAGGGTAATTAAGAAAGGATTAGAAGTACTTAAGTTTACATCTTACCAGAGATACAAGTGTACAAACTGTGGTAATAATATGAGAGGCAAGGAACTTCAGAATAGTCCAGAGAAAAGAAAAAGTATCTTAGTAAATGTGTAGACTTGTGGAGAATTATCTTGACAAATAACTTAAATTATGGTATAACTATTATACTTAAATACTCAAAGGAAATTAAATGAAACTACTTGAAAATTTAAAAAAAGAAATTAAACAAATTATGGAGTGGAGAAAGTATGGCCGCAATACTCAGATTGCACTAGCTACACTCTTTGTTTTGATTGCCTTGCTTCTAATAACAGGTTGTTCTAGTTCTAAAGCTTACGCTGATGAGCTTACTGTTGAGGCCGTAGAAGAGGTTACTGTAGAAAAAACTAAAGAAGAAGATAAAGAAGGGCCTGTACTTAAAGACGTAGAGGGTAGTATCCCAAAGCTTACTTTAGTCGAACCTAATCCAGAGACTCCTCAACGGGTTTCGATAAGGTACTCTGCCCCCTACTAGCTTGATCTACTAAAACTAAAGGGCTTGTAAAGGTAACTCTTGACAAGCCCTTTCTTTTATGGTATAAGGATATCATATAATGATACTAAAATAAAAAGGAAATGGCATGGACTGTTGGCACTGTAGAACGGAACTTATATGGGGTGGAGACATTGACGTAGAAGACATGGTACTAGGAGATATGATACACAGCAATCTATCCTGTCCTAATGAAGATTGCAGGGCCATGTATGAAGTGTACTTGCCCTTACAAAAGGAGAAAAATCATGAGCAAGACTAAAGAAGATCTGGTAAACCAACCCCCTCACTACACACAGGGAAGTATTGAGTGTAAGGATGCGATGATTGCAGCATTCGGTAGAGAGAAGTATGAAACCTTTTGTAAATTAAATGCTTTTAAATATCTATGGAGGAGTGACCATAAGGGTAACTCTACACAAGACATCGGTAAGGCTAAGTGGTACATGGATCAGATAGGTGCAAAACATACAAGCATAGTGCCGTATCCAAGAAGAGGGAATAAATTTGATGCTGACATTTAAACGAGTAACAGATGAAGACAGTGGAATGGATCTATACACATCTTACGGTAGCAACGGTGCTATCCTGGAGAAAGACTTAGATCATTGGACAGTCACAAGGATAATGAAGTACTTAGATATTTCAAATGTAACTTATAAGGAAGAAGACGAATGATGAATGACTATCAAAAGTTTATAGCTATCAGTAGGTATGCCAGGTATAAAGATGATGAAGGACGAAGAGAAACCTGGGAAGAAACTGTTGATCGTTATATGGAAAACATGAGTGACCACCTTTCTAAAAAGGTCAACTATAAAATTTCAAAAAGGATGTATGGTGAGTTACGTGACGCAATAGTTAACCTTGAAGTTATGCCTAGTATGCGTACCCTAATGACAAGCGGCCCTGCCCTCACTCGTGATAACACATGTGCTTATAACTGTGCTTATACTGCAGTAGACAGTCCTCGTGCATTTGATGAATCTCTATACATCTTGATGTGTGGTACTGGTGTAGGCTTCTCAGTCGAAAGGCAGTACGTTAACAAACTTCCTGAAGTAGCAGAGCACTTTGAAAAAACTGACAGCACCATCCACGTAGCAGACAGTAAGTCTGGTTGGGCCAGAGGGCTTAAAGAATTAATTAGTATGTTGTATGCAGGACAGTCACCTAAGTGGGACCTGTCAGCAGTGAGACCTGCAGGAGCAAAGCTTAAGACTTTTGGTGGACGCTCGTCTGGACCAGGGCCTCTTGATGATCTGTTTACTTTTACTACTAAGATCTTTAATGAAGCAAGAGGACGTAGACTTACATCTATTGAGTGCCATGACATCATGTGTAAGATTGGTGCAGTGGTAGTAGTAGGAGGGGTCAGACGATCCGCAATGATATCCCTATCTAATCTAAGTGATGATAGAATGAGACACGCCAAGCACGGACAGTGGTGGGAACAGCACGGTCAGAGAGCACTGGCCAACAACAGTGTAGTCTATACGGATAAGCCTGATATGGGTGCGTTTATGAGGGAATGGGAGAGCCTGTATTCCAGCCAGTCTGGAGAGAGGGGAATCTTTAATCGTGAAGCATCACGAAAAAAGGTTGGAGAAAATGGACGCAGGGATACTGAACATGAATTTGGAACTAATCCCTGTAGCGAAATTATACTTAGACCACAGCAATTTTGTAACCTTAGCGAGGTTGTTGTCAGACCTGGCGATGACTTCAAAACTCTACAAAAGAAAGTTAAACTTGCTACAATCCTGGGCACATTCCAATCAACACTGACAGACTTCAAGTATCTGCGTAAGGTGTGGACCAATAATACTGAGGAAGAGAGACTACTTGGTGTTAGTATGACAGGCATCATGGACAATACTCTTACTTCTAGTACTGGTGGAGTTAGATCACCTAGCCTCGACACACTGTTAGTCAAACTTAAAGAGACTTGTGTTGAAACAAATAAAAATTTGGCTAAAGAATTATCTATCCCACAGTCTACTGCTATTACTTGTGTTAAACCTTCTGGTACTGTTAGTCAGCTCGTTGACTCTGCTAGTGGGATCCACCCAAGATTTTCAGAATACTACATTCGAACTGTCAGAGGAGATATCAAAGACCCCTTAACTGACTTTATGATTAGTAAAGGTATCCCATTTGAACCTGCCTTTGGAGCAGAAAAAAGTACAGTTGTGTTTAGCTTTCCACACAAGTCACCAAAAAATGTAGCTATACGTGATCAAGGTACTGCTATTGGTCAGCTTGAACTATGGTTAGCATATCAACGACACTGGTGTGAGCACAAGCCATCTATTACAGTCTATGTTAGGGAGCATGAGTGGATGGAGGTTGGTGCATTTGTATGGAAACATTTTGATGAGATGTCAGGCGTTAGCTTCCTCCCGTATGACAATGGCACATACAAACAAGCTCCCTACCAGGAGTGTACTAAGGAGGAGTATAAGGCAGCCCTAGCTCTGATGCCTAAGGAGATTGACTGGAGTGCATTTAAAGAAGAAGAAGACAATACAGTAGCATCACAAGAGCTAGCCTGTGCAGGTGGTGTGTGTGAGGTTGTAGACGTTTCATAAATTAGTATGGAGGATATGTAATGAAAGACTCTTATGAAGTAATAGATGTAGAGCAAGGAAACAAAGACAATACAGTAATGGAGGACTTAATCCATCGCCCTAAGGTGGATCTTCATTACCACGATGACCTTGATGGACGTACAGGGATTACAATAAGAAAGACTTATCTTAATAGAAACGATATAGTTAAGGGCTCAGTAGTTACAGATCCTTCAGTAACAATCGTACTGAAGTTTATACAAGAAGCCTTAGCCGCACTAAACAAAAAGGAAATTTAATGGTAGATATTACAAGAGTAGCTTGCAAGCCTAAGGTACCTCATCAACTTAAGATGATGGCAAAAAAGATCTTGCGTAAACAAAACGGTACTGCTGATGATTGGAGAGACTTAGTGGATCAAACACACGAGGAGGTAATGAATGTCCCTGACAGTAACAGATAAAAGAAACCTGGCAGTTAACTTAACCAAATGGTACCTGGAGGATGGTAAAGGTTTAGAACTTTACGTCCTAAAGATGTTGTCTGGAAGGCTAGAAGTAGACGAAGAAAGCAAACAAGATATTATAAATATGTTACCTAGAGTAGAACTAACAATAGGTGGCACTAAAGATAAAGGACTTAAGTATGGCTGAACAATTAAATAGAAAACCAGAGATGGTACGAGGAATGTCTTCAAGGCAGTCACGATTTAAACGAGATACACTTAACTTTCATCTGCAAGTATTTGATGAGAACAGGGGTGTTAACGCAGTGGAAACTTATAATTTTTTAATAGAACAAATAGGACTTACCCTACGTAAAGACTTATGCATTACAAAAGCAGACTTAATTAAACCAGTTGCTAAGGATCAGACTATTGAAAAAGATAAAGATAGAGTTAAGAACAAAGCTATTTCATAAAGAATCTAAGAACTTCTTAGACAAGTCTATGATGAACCACCCTGTAGGTACAGAATTTTATATTGAGATTGTACAGACAGGGTACCATCCCTTTACTAATGTAGAACTAGAAGATCAAGTTAGAGCTTGCTACGGTTCACTTAATAGGAATATCTTTTTTACAAGTATCAGTAAACCAGATGAGACCTTCCGATCTTCCTTCTTAAATTTATCGAAGGATTCAGAAGGTCTCATTAAAAGACTCTTTATAGATGATGATGACTTAAGTTATAACGAAGTACCATCCGAAGTCTACCACTACCTTCAAACTTATAAGAGTAGGGTAAAGCAATTGAGAGAGTACCTAGTTAAAGAAGCAAGTCAAATAGTTTAGTAACCCATCTTCTTTTTAGAGGGCTTCTTCTTCATTGGTTTTTTCTTGTTGGCAGGTTTCTTCTTCATTGGTGGCCTACCCATTGTCTTTCCGTATGTACCTTTACCTTGTGGCATATCTTTTCCTTTACCATTTAACTTTATCAGCCCAGTAGGCTGCACTCATTTTACCCTTCTTGATGTTCTTAGCGTGTCTAGCCTTAAAAGACTTACGCTTCTTCTTCATCTTGTCGGATTCTCCTGACTTGGGTTTACCTGCAGTAGAAGCTCCCTGCTCACCAAACCTAATAGTCTTTACCTTATCGCCCACCTTGGCTACTACAACATGTGATTTCTTAGGATGCTTAGGTGTTCTCTTTGGTTTGTTGTAACCACTCACACCTATTCTTTTTAAGACACTATCCTTTGTCATGATCTTTTCTTTCCTTTGTGTAGACCATGACTGGCAAACTGCTTACCCTTAGCCGTGGCTGCTCTTTTCTTTTTGTTTGCTGCTGCTAGTTTACGCTTACCCTTTGCAGTAGACTTAAGCTTTCTAATGGTTGCAGCAGGTGCATAAACTTCTCCAGTCTTAGAAGACTTTTTACCACTAGGGGTTCTCCACTTTTGTTTTGTCCACTTCTTTAAAGACTTCTGAGATTTTGCAAGAGCCATTACTTTTTACCCTTTGCCTTTTTCTTAGCTGACTTAGAAAGCTCACTAAAATGAAATAGTTTTACACTTGTTTTTGTATGAGTTTTATTAGAGTGCAAAGAACCATCAGGCATTTTGTGAGTACTTCCTTTATGTTCCGTGCCATCCTTCTTGTAATGTTTAACACCCTTCACTTGTATCCTCCACCCTTAGCCTTGTATTGTTTTGCAAGCATCTGTGCTTTACGAGCAGACCACTGTCCTGCCTTACCGCCTTTAGTACCTGCCTTTATTTTATTAAATAAATTCTTTCGCATAGTAGGCTTGGTGTAGTTACCTGCTGCGTTAACTTTACTCTTTGTCTTTGCCATCTGCCTTTACTTTCATTGTATATGTACTCATAGATCTTTTCATTGGGACATACGAAGTTGCACAGGCACACTTTCTTTTGACTCTTTTAGTTATCTTGTCTGAGAGTCTAGCAATCATATCTCCACCAGTATTTGTAAATAAAAAGGGAAACAAACCGTGTATAAAGCAGACTAGTGCTGCTAGTAATAAAGTAGAAGAAAAGATTAAAGCCTGGAGCAGATGCTGTAAGTAAGACTCCCCTATTTTTTTAGGATGATCAGTAAATGATAACTTCATTTTTAACTCCACTTGCCTGTTCTAATTTGTTCAGTAACTTCTAATGCCCGATTGCCTACTTGCCTGGCCCATCGGCTGTCCATCATCTCGTCTGCCGCCTTATCCCAATCGCCTGACTGCATATAAGAAAGCGTGTTTTCAAACTTCTTAACTGTGCCAATGCCGACATTAAAAGTGAAATTTATCATGGCACTTATTCGTGCATCGTTAAAGTCGCCCATCCAGGGGAAGGCGTGTAGCAGTTGCCTTGTAGCCTCTTGAATGTCGTGACGAAGTAACATACTAGCCTCGTCCTCTGAGATGCCTACATCCTCAAGATTTCTGCCAATTCCGATTGTTAGCTTACCTGCCGTACACTTGTAGGGCTTTAGCTTCATACCTTCGTGTATCTTTAATTGTTCAATTAGCTTATTCATTTTTTAGCTACACCTGACTTCTTTTCGTAGGAACGCATTGCACCCATTCCTAGCATACCCATTAACACTGGCGTTAACAGTGACGCATCAACTTCTGGAACTTCAAACCAGATGTTCAGTATCTGAGCTATGATGACATTATACAATAAACCCAAACCACATATCCATCCGACAAATGGTCTCCAACCCCCAATAAATAGTGAGCCTGTCTCAGCCTCTGCCTTGTTTACTTCTAGCTGACCTTTGGCTAACTCCTGGGCGTGTCTCTCAGACATGGTGGCTATCTCGTGTGCCAACTTAGCCGCCTGGTCTTTGTCTGTGATTACCTTGTCTAGCAACCCTGTGATTGGAGATATTAACTGACTTAACATATCATTTCCTTTAAGTTAATAACTACTTGTTATATCATACTTTTAGGTAAAAGTCAAGTCTAAATTGTATAAACTTTAATACCCTTGGTTTTACCCTTAACAAAGATTTCATTTACAAACTGTAAGGTATAGTCTGTTTTTATCATAGTGTTTTCACTTATAAGTAAATCTACTTTATACTCTTTTGTAGAGCTTTCTAATCGTGCTGCTGTATTAACAGCATCTCCAATAGCTGTGTAGTCAAACCTTGATTCACTACCCATGTTTCCTATTACTGCTTCACCAGTATGAATACCAATACCAATTACTATCTCTGGCAGACCCTGTTCTTTTAGTTCTATATTAAGATCAACCATGTTTCTCTGTATCTCTAAGGCTGTATCTACTGCCTTTGTTTGATGAAAGTCTTGGTCTAGTGGAGCATTAAAGATAGCCATCATTGCATCACCGATGTACTTATCTACCATGCCACCATTGTTCTGTACTGCTGACTGTTGTGCAGTGAGTGCCTTATTCATTATGTAAGTTACTTGTTCAGGTGGTAGGGTCTCTGACATACTGGTGAAGCCACGAACATCAGTGAATAAGAATGTTGCATGTCTCTTCTCACCCCCAAGTACTAACAACCCAGGGTTATCTTGCAGTTGTTTAACCTGTCTTGGATCTAAGTAATGTTCAAACTGTTTCTTAATTTGTTGTCGTAACTTATACTGCTGCCTAAACCTAAGATAGAAAGCTATAGTTGCAGTAATAAACTGACTAATCACAGCCCAGGTTACATCGATTAAGATACCCTGTTGTACCGTGTAAGCTCCTAGGAAGCCCGTCAGGGCCATAAGAGCTCCGACTAGGGTAACCCCCCATGAGATACCTAACCCATGCAGCAGGGACCATGTGAGGGCTACTGAGGTAATAAGTATAGTCAGCTCTGCAGCCAGGGCATAGTCAGGTATGTGAGGACTGTTAGGAATTAACATTGACTCTGATAGTGCAGCCTGTATGTAGTGTGGCTCTAGTAGTCCAACGGGTGTAGCTAACTGAGGCATGACACCATTAGCTGTTACACCTACAAAGACATACCTTCCAAAAACATCTAACTCTTCCAGGTTAGTCTCGTGTGGCTTGACCCAGCTAATCCACTTACGTCCTAGACTATCTGTCTTAACAGGTGGCAGTCCCCTTACTGCTATCTCTTGTATGCCATTGTCATTAGTTGTTATAATATAACTTCTAGATCCTGTTACTGCTTTAAGAACCTGAGTCCCAAAGGATGCAACCCAACCATCTGGTGTCCTAAAGAGTAGTGGTATCCTTCTCACCAGGTTATCTACCTCAGTGGGGGCAACCGCAACACCCTCTAGTGCAGCATGAGATAGAACATTGAGGTTTGTTTTGACACCAGTGCTAGAAAGACCACCGACATCCTTGCCCTTTAGGATTGTACCTGTAGGCTTAGGATATTTTCCCTTACCATTTTCAAACATAGCAATAACACTTGGGCCAGATGAAAGCTCTACACTAAAGTCTACATCACCACCAAGTCTATCTTTTTGTGGAAAAGAAATAACCCAACCAACACCTAGTGCCCCCTTGTCCATGATACTCTTGTGTATTTCTGCAAGCCTCTTCCTGGGAAAAGGGTAACCACCCTCACGCTCTACATCATCCTCAGTAATACTTAACACTGTAAAGTTGCCACTGGCTAGTGGAGTATCTACTAGAGCATCAAAGGTTTTAAGTTTTAAAACTTCAGTAGGAGTACTCTGCATTATTAAAGGTATGCTTAAAATTATTAGTATTAGTAGTATATATTTCTTCATCCACCCTGACTCATTTTAATGGTACTACCTCCACCACCATTAAGAGTTACTACTCTAGTCACCCCATCTTGAATTAAGATAATCGTATAACCTGTTGTTTTATCTACATCTATTCGGATAAAGCTGCTAAGATCTTTTTGTAAACTTAACACTTCTCCGTTAATAAATGTAGTGATCTGTGTGTCTTTATCTTGACCAAACTCAGTACCCGTAATCTTAACTGAACCCGTGCTTTCTAGTTCATCTTCTTGCGTACTAACTGCTAGGGCATCTATCACATCTAGTAAATCTTCCAGAAAGTTACCATCAAGGTAGTTAATATCCAACTCTGTAAATTCTAGTTCATCCTCACCTAAAAAATCTTTTGCAAGATAGTCTACCTCAAGACCATTAAAGTCTAGTATGTTTTCTGCTTGTGCTAATCTTTCTTCTTCTAGTTCTTGCTCTTCCTTAGGAGGGGAAACGATTAACATATTATCTATCATATTTAATGACAAGTCTAGTATTACAGGACTACTAGGAGCTGATTCAAATACAGATACTGTGGTAGCCTGGAAGGGTTTGTTTAAAGTAACAGTACCCATTGCCGTAGTAACTTCTATTTCTCCACTTGAAAGACCTAATTCATTTGGCAAAAGTATAACAAGGCTACGCCCTAGCTCATCTACTGTTGCAGTAAAGTCAGTACCACGTATAGCAATATTAGCGGTGGGTGTTCTTAGTTTAATGTTCTGTTTGGAGATACGATTAAGGTTGCCTGTTATAAACCTGGCAGTACCTAACCCAAAGGTCAGTGCCATCTTAGACTTAGAAGGATCAGGATCGTAGATGTATTCATCTATATAGAGCTGGGAGTGCTCAGTTAATTTAACTGTACTATCATCTAGAAATGTAATAGCCATTCTACCATTAGTTGTAACAGCTTCATCGTTACTCTGTATGGCAAAGTCTAATGCTGCATCGTATGGCTTGTCTCTTAGTACCTGTGCATTACCATTTAACTCAGAGATACCACCAATATCAACAGCTAGTTGTTGTGCCGCTGTCGTTCTGAATGACACAGACAGTGCCACTACTACCAGTAGAATTAATCTGAACCCAGTCATTGTTTAGTGTACTCTGCTGTTCTATGTTAAAAGTTCTGCTGCCACCAGTGTGATCAAGATACATGTATCCTCCTGCACTAGCTGAAACACCATCACCATCATAGGTTACAGTGTTATCAGACCCGTCAATATCCATAAAGTTTGTAGCATTATCAATATCTATGTTGGCTGTTATAGTATTGTTACTTCCCTGTACTAACCAGTCAAGATCCAGGCTGTCTGCTAAGGCTGCAGTACCCTGGTTTAAAATAAAAGTATTGCTGCTACCTGTTACCTGTACATTCTGGTTACTACTATCAGCACCATAGGTATTAGTAGGGTCAATTGTCAAAGTAAATGTATTAGTACTTCCAGTAAAGTTATAATTACCAATAAAGGTGTCAGCCCATATATCTCCAAGGAATTTATTAGTATCACCAATCATGTTGATGTCTAGTATCATCGATCCACCATCAAGGTCTAACGCTGTAGGTGTACCTGATACTCCTGATAAGCCTGTAATAAGGTTACCTGTACCAAGCTGCTCAAAGTCTATGTTTGCTGTTGCACCAGACTGGTCTACGTAGATCTCGTTGTCTTGTGCATATGCTGTTACAATACTTAAAATTGTAAACACTATAGTTAGAAGAACAATATTATTTAGTGTGTGTGTCATGACTCCAAAACTTTCTTTCATATCCTACATTAATTAATTCTAAAACAGCACCCTCTATTGCCATCATTAAACTTACTGTTACTGAATCGTTTCGTGAGTTTCCTACCTCTACCTCAAGGAGTTCAGTTCCCATCTCTAAAAATATAAACACATCCTCAGATTGTCCATAGCTGAATACAGTTTTATTTGTTAGTACTTCTATTAAAACCTCGCCTGTTGCAACTGACACCATTCTAAGAGATACTGTTACGTTATCTTCACGATACTGGATGCTTTTACCTATGCCAAGGTACCTAGCACCAACACCACCTGTTGTTAAATTTGTATCGTAAGAAATAACAGAACCCTCAAGCAATACTCCTGCAAAAAGTAAAGGCTGTAAAGGGTTACTTGTTTCTTTAAATTGTTCTCGTGCAGATCTTATAAGCTGTCGTTCTTTAGTTAGGTTGTCTAGTCCAACCCTTTCTACTACTCTAAAAAACTTTCCATTACTTGCATGCTTTAGTGCTCTTATAAGCAGAGCTCCAGGATCTTGTGTTACAGCTGTACTAAATAAAGCAAATTGAGAATTACTTGCTCTTTGTCCAGTCTGATCCGTAAAGGATGTACTATAAACAGCTACGATAGGCTTAACTTTAGGTACTGGAGCACTAAGCAAAGCCTTGGAATGAAGCTCATTCACTTTTACAGTATTGTTTTCTTTATGTCTTTGTTGGTAAGTATCATCAAAGTTACTAAAGATTGCACAACTAGAAAGTAAAAGAACCGATAGGCAAAGAGATATCAGTCGTAGTGCCATCCGAATCAACCACCGGTAGTGTTATAAGTTCACCATTACTAAAATAAGAAATAGTATTACCTTCAAGCTCTATGGTTCCTTCTGTCTTTGGATTTTCACCGAATAGATTGTCTACCATTTGTCTTGATAGCTGTGCGTAGACACGACTCTCCAGGTTACGAATGAAACGAGCTAGTGGTGTGTTGTTTTTATCTCTTTCAATCTTCTTCCAAGAGTGCTTCTTCTTGTTCTTTAATAGCTTTGACTCTACTATGTTCTTGGTTTTCAATTGTCAAGTAAT